ATGTTATTTGCTACAACCTATTTGATTCTAGGTTACCTTATGACTGTAATGATAAAAACATCTAAAACATTCTTAATATTCTTGTATGTGTACACAATCCTATTTACGCTAGTCGCAGCATATCACCTTTGGACGCACAACTGGGTCGCAGGTATTCTCGAAGGCATTGTAATATGTATGTTCTTATCAGAGATGCAGGATAGATACAACAATAACGGGATGAGAATAGAGGAGGAGAAGTGATATGTGGATTTCTAGAGAGAAGTACGAAAGACTAAAATCAGAACTAAGGTTAGCCGAAAGCAATAGACACCACCGTATCACGGAACTCAAGTTTAAAAAACTAGAAATGAACCAACAAAGGGAACAAATCGAAGACTTAAAGGCAACGATCGCTGCACGAGATGCCTATATTCAAAAGTTAGAAGCAAAGGACATCAAGATTGTTAACGAACAGTCTAAGGAGTTCATCGAGGTAGAGCACGCTAGTATTAAGGCAATGAATGAAACTCTACCTAAGTTGCGTAGACAAGGGTGGTCAGATAAGTTAAAGGTTAAGATTCAAGGTACGAAAGTCTATACAGTACATGAGCGTGAAGTGAAGGAGAAGAAATAGCATGAGATCACCCCACAAAGACCAAATTATTAGACGATATTCATTACAACATAACCAAGAGGGGAAAAGAGAAGGTATTTTTAAAATAACTAAAGCCATTACATTCTACGGGATTCTAAACCGTAAGGTAGAAGCGCTAGGGATGAAAAAAGGTAGACAAAGGGTTTATAAGAAACCATATTGTAACGCCTGCGGGTCTACAGTAACACATGAAAATAATGACGATGGTACAGGATTTATCGATGCTGCATGGAGTACGTGTAATGGCTGTAAGATGTACTGGGGCTTTGCAGAAACAATCGGTGAGCATGGTATTGAAGTAGACGGAGAACTCGTTGCGTTCAAAGGGGAGTTTTCAGAACTCGTCAAGATACAACGTAAAAAGCGTAACGTACAAATTCGTAAGTCGTATAAGAAGAAAAAATCACAACGTAGGAGGAAAAAATAATGACTAAATTTGGTGTATTTTTAAATGGGTCACTTATGATAGGCGGTTTTGATGATATCTCAGACGCTTATAAAGAAGCGGAGTATTGTACAAATGAATCAGGAGTACCACATGAAGTAAGATACGATATTCCTAATGGACAGATTAGCGATGGGTCTCATACATTCGATGAGTTATATTATCACCGTATGATATTATTCTCTGTGATCTGTAATACCTATAAGCACTTGGCTTGGAAATCCTGGCAGCATGACGATGGTACAATGTTCGAAGACTATTTTATCGTAGGCGTTCGTACACCCCAGGGACAATTTACATACCATTACCATAAAGACCACTGGGACATGTTCCAGGTCGCTCCACTAGTATTCGCCCCTAAATGGGACGGGCATACTAGCGATGATGTTACACGATTAATAAGCTTGGTAAAACAATAAGGAAGAGGAGAATGCTGTAACAGGCATTCTCTTTTAGTTAGAAGGGAGAATACATATGAGCAAGAGATTTTATGAAGAAGACATAAAAGAGTTAATCCTAAATAAACAACACCTATTCGTATCAAACACGGACGAGTCTACTGTATTGTTTGAAAAAGCAATCTCTGTAGGCTCCACTATCGCAGACTGCTTAATATTCAGCCGAGAGCAGGGCATTATAGGCATAGAGATTAAAACGGAGAGGGATAGCACTAGACGATTGAACAAGCAGCTTACAAGCTATTCTCAGGTCTGTGATTGGGTCTATGTGATGTGTCACGACAACCATGTGGAGAAGGTAGAAAAGATTCTGTCCAAAAATAATTGGAATCATGTTGGCATTCTTGCATATACTGAGTTCAGAGGGGAAGCGATACTGGGTTTATACAAAGCACCTACACGATCACCCTTTAAGAAAGTATTTACTGCATATCAGATGCTGTGGAAAGAAGAAATCAGCAATATCTTAGGGAGCTTCAAACGCCAAATGAAAACGTTAGAGGAGTTCGGAATCAGTGTTAACATGACGGAAAGTAGGTCGGGTGGGCTAAACGGTCTATACGTTCAATCTAACGCTTCAAAAAAATATTTAAAAAAATCTCAGATGATAGGTATGGTAATTTCACGTTTGGGAGAAGCTGAAGCTAACACATTACTCTGTAACATCTTTATTAGCGGAAAGATGCACCCTGAGAAACAGTTAAAGTTCTACCATTTTAGGAAGAAGAGCTAAAATGTGGAAATAGACTTTCCTAGTGAGGTATGATATTATGTGGATAGAATTATAAGAGATGGTTCTATCCTCAAATATACCTCAGAGGGTTGGAGTAGAA